AGGCCGATGCATTGGCTGCATGTTTTGACGCATGTTGTTTGCCATCATCTGTGGGTTAATCATTGGGTTAGCGCCCGTTAATGCGCCACCGCCAAATTTCTTTGACCGTTTGGTTTCGCCGCCCCAGCATTTTTCAGCGCGGCCACCCTTTTTCATGCCCTCATCGTCCGTTGCAGGAACGTTTGCATTGCCGCTCATTTTATTGCGAGCCATATCAAGGCCACGCTGACGCTTGCTAATGGTTTTTTCTGTTTCCATAAGGTCGCGTGGATGATATGGGGCATCAAACCCGTACATTTCGGATTTAAGATTGCTTAATTTCATCTGTTTTTTAGAATTTTGATGAGCAGACAAATTTTGTTTTGCTTTATCAGCATAGTTGCTCAAAAGACCTCCAGACGCTTTATGAGCGCGGCCACCTTTGTTCATACCAAACTTTGGATGTTTGCCCGAATACAAGTTCATAGGCGTATCCATTTTGGTACGCTCGTCTTCAGAACCAGACTCCATTGCAGCAGCGCGTTTAGGATTCATGCCACGCTTTAATGAACCGGGACCATAACCCCGCTCAAACATGCCCCTGTGCAAAAATTCAAGAGCCTCGCCCATTGCGTCAAGACCCTCTGGTTTTTTATAGTTAGGGTCACTTACTCTATCGTAAATAGCCTTATACTCTGCATCTCTTTTTGCTTGTATTTTTTTGCTTACTTCGTCTGAAGGGGGATCGGGATAACGTTTAAAACCAGAACTGCCACCAGACATTTTGTGAGCGCGGCCACCTTTTTTCATACCCTCATCTTCACCAGCGGGGATACGAGATAAATTTCCACTTAGTTTATTTGCGGCAGCACGAATACCCCGAAGGCGATTCGTTTCTTTTCGTTCAGCATCTGGGAAGTCTGGGATGGACGCAAAAGACGAAGGATAATGTTTTTTAGAAAGACCATATCCTAAGCGCGTGGATTGATCAGCAAGGTTTAAAGACGCATCTTTAATATACTTACTAAGGCGGCCACCGGAAACCTTGTGCGCACGTTCCTTAAATGCATCTTCTTTAAGAACTTTATGCATTAACTTTTTATCTTGTGCTTCATCCGTATGCTTTGCAGCGCCACCTTTTTTGTGTGGAATATAAGTATCCGCAGCAAGGTTAGGCATACCTTTCATTTTAGGAATGCCCATTTTGCTGGACATGCCCGTGCCCTTGCTCTTGTAAGCCATTGCAGCAGCTTGCTTGCGGCCAATAACGCCGCCGCGAGCCAATGGCTCTTTAGGCTCGTAGCCGTAAGCCTCCTTAGGCGTAATTCCTTGACCCGTTTCAGTATTGGTCATAGTTCCCATGCCGCTAGGTTTAGCTGCTGGAGGTTTTGGAGGAGCCGGATTTTTATTTAAATTCTTTGGGCGAGGAATAGGAAATGGCACAGCGCCGCCATCATCGCGCTTGCGGCGAGCAGATTTACCAAGGTTTTTGCGAGCCATCTCTCCTTCGGCATGAACGTGTTTGCCAACCTTGCCACCACGTTTAAACTTAGATGGGGTAATAGGCATTTTGCCAGCATTGCCGCTATTCAACCCTTCAAACGGGGAACCACCGCGCTCATCCGTGAAGGATTTGCTGCCATCTGCCAACTTCAAGCCCATGCGCTGCATTTTAGCTGCGGATGCCGACTTTGCTTCTTTCTTATATTCGCTCATTTTATACTCCTGCTGCGTCCAGCATTAAACGTTAGGGTTGTTAACTAACCCATGAATTTCCGGTTTAATAAACTGTTCCGCCTGAGAAGCACTCTCTGGATGAACTGCAATTTCACGGGCCAGTTGCAACATGGCAATCCGTTCCTTGCTTTCTCTATCGGCAGCATGGTTCTGAGCGTCAGACATTGCGCCACTAGCCTTCAATTTAACTTCCGCCATTTTGGCTTCGGAGTCAATCATTTTTGCTCTTGCCATGATCATTTCAGGTTCTTGTGAATGTCTTGGCATGAGATTTGTCGATTCAACCCACTTTTCGTGGTCCCTATCTTGATTACGATGTTGGTCCTCAGTAATAGCCTGAGCCTTTTTAATTTGAACTTCTTCCATCTTGGATTGCGCATCCAGCATTCTGGCTTGAGCAATAATCATATTTGGATCAGGCGGCATAGCCTGTGGAGGTGCTGGTGGAACAAACAAGTCCATCGCATCTTCAATGCCAAGCATGGTTAAAATACGTTCATCAACCTTTTTAGCATCGTAAAGTGTTGGGTTGCCCTGTTGCAATTGCTTAATTGCCATTGCTTTTTGAATACGAACCGCATGTGAAGGCGTATTTGGGTCAGCAACGGGAACAAGGTTAATGTTATTTAACGCTGCGATTAACGTTTCCGATGTCCATTGGTAAGATGGATACCTGTTGTTTTCCCAAAATGCTTCTGGGCATTCTTTAAACAACTCCGCCAGCAACTGAAACTCACGGGCCTGAGCAGCGTGCATACGCTTGTGAACGGCAGAGATGACCTTCTGAGCCTGTTCAATCAACGCAATGGTTGTACCTACCGGAGCCTCTGCGTTGCCCTCACCTACGTTTGTTTCCGTAGTTGAAGCCATACGTTGACCGCTGGTTTCAATCAATTGAAGTAATTGTAAAAATTGCCCATCAACGCTGCGGTAAGGCAATGGCATAATAGCCGATTGGATTGGGCCGCCGTTCGTGTCAATTGGCATACCGCCGCCGGGAGGAACCCGAAACTCGTTAGTATTTTGCCGACCAGCTTGTTTTGCATACAAGAATCCCGGAAAGTTAGCAAACATTCCGTTATCGATGCATAACCGCCAGCCAGCAGTTAGCGCCATCGTGGTGTTACCCACAAGATGAAGAAGACCCAAACCGTAGAAGCCAAAGCCGGGAACGAAGATATAATCAACAAACACTTGCCTACGCAGGAACTGGTCGTCATCTTCCTTCCACCATCTCCGAATTTCTAAAATTTCTGACGAACTTTTGTCTAAAGTAACCCGATATGGAAGCTGAAGACCGGTTGGCCCTTCGTCATCCTCATGTTCGTAGCCGGGAATATCCAATTCACAATAACACTCATAAATCTCGCGAGGAGAATTATCCGTATTGCTCATGCTGCGAGGAATAATGCCCTGAAGAGATTCAATTTTGTCTTCAACCACGTTATTCTTTGGTGGTTCAGCATGTGTCAGTGGCACATTGCGGTACATGCCAACCAATTGCAGCCGCTTTAAGGTGCTTGGGGGCATCTTAATGACATGGGTGATTCGCTGCGCAGTTGCTACCGTTGTTTCAGCATTAGAAACAATAATTTCCGGGATGCTGACAAATTCCGACACCGGGCGGCGGCGGATTGGGCAGTAGTAAATTTTCTTAAATGTTGTTCCACCAAAGCCCAACGCAAAGAACATCCGTTCCGTATCAGGATAATATTCAGATGCGGTTACCGTTAGATAATGGTTAAAGTCTTTCTCCAAGGCTTCAGCCTGAGCATTGATGTTGGCGCTATCCAATCCATCGTTACGAATCTTAACAGGGCCGCTAGAAGGCAACAACTCACCGCGAGCGTTGGCTTGAAAACGAACAATTGACTCTAAAAGCAACGGATGGCGTACAGTTGCCTGTCCTTCAACCGCCGTAGACCCATCTGATGCGTTGCTGCGGGGCGTTTCAATCTTGGTCCCCAACAAATCAAGGCCCATAACGTACTGCTGAAGCAGTTCTTGGCGGGATTCGTTGTCCTGCTCAATCAAACGTTTTAGTTCGTTAGAGATTTGACCCAGTGTGCTGTTGTCAAGATGAAGCGCAAGATTCTCGTGGAAATCTTCTTCGCCATCGTGATCAGGTTTTTCTTGCCCGCCAAATGAAATAGTTACAGAGCCATCTGGTAATTCTACTTTGACGTAAGGAGATTTAGGATTAACCTTAACTTCAGCATCGCCTTCAGCCGTCATATCCATATCAAACGCATCAAAATCGTCTGGCCGACTTCCCAAAACGGGAACTTGACGCATGTTCATGGGGGCTAATGGCATGGCTTACACCGGGTACAATTGTGAATTACGACTTGACTTGTATAGCATACCTTCAGTCTTCTCCGCTACTATTTCTACAGGTTTTTGTGCAAAACCAATAAGACGAAGATGTGTCAAGGCTTGTGTCATACTATCTACTAAGTCATCATGCTTGGCTTTAGGAAATGCTTCGGTTTGACTTATAACCATTTCCGCCCATTCAAAGTCGGGGGCGTAAATCATTCCTTCTGAGAACAAATGTTGGATAGCATAGGCGCGAGCAACTTTGTCACCGCGACCCGGATCAACAAGCTGAATGCCCCAGCTTTCGCGGGCAAAGTGAGTCCGCAACTCTTGGGCAACAGAAATACCAGCCGCCTTGGATTCGATAAGCAACTTGTCAATCTTGAACGTGTTGCTTTCCTTGATTACCTTCAAAACCAATTTAGGAAACTCTAAACGTTCTTGCCAAGCGTGAACCAACATAATACGGCGGTTGCCGTTTCTATCCGTCCATACGCCCCACACCGTCATGGCGCTGTAATCGTTTTCTTGTCTGGTCGTATAAGCGGTATCAAGCGATGCAATGACGTATTCAAACGGTGGAAAAACGGTTTTAGGCAAACCTTCCGCACCAGAAACTGTTTCATCCCACAAAACCCACCAGTCACGCTTGATAATACCACCACCTTTTGGGCGGGGACGTTGTTGCAATTGTCCAGCCGCCGCAAACGGGCCAAGAGCGGCTTCAAGAGAAGCTACTTCCGCTTCTCCAAAACGGTCTTCAACCAGAAGTTCACCTTCTGTTCTATCGTCTACAAACCATTTGGTAATGCATTGGCGATCTGGTTCAAAGCGCATGGGCAAGCAAAGATGCGTCCACTCACCCCGGTCTTTAGACAATACGTGGCCGGTCAGGTCTGATTCGTGTAGTCTCTGCATAATAACAATATATGCGCCCGTTTTGGGGTCGTTAAGACGGGTTGACATGGATTGGTCCCACCAATCCAGCGTTCCTTGACGGACAAGATCGGATTCTACTTCATTAGCGTTGTGAGGGTCGTCAACTACGATGATAGAGCCGCCTTCACCCGTCAGTGCGCCGTCAACCGATGTTGCAAGCCTGTAGCCGCCTTTGTCGTTGTCAAATCTAACCTTGGTATTCTGGTCAGACACAATCTTCATACTTCTCCCCCAGTAATTTTGGTAATAGGGGGATTCAATCAAGCGGCGGGTTTTGATGCTATCGCGGATAGAAAGGGATTGCGCGTAGGATGCAAACAGAAACTGCACATGCGGGCCGGACAGGGGGCCGTATTCGGATTGCGCCCATGTCCATGCAGGAAAACAAACGGACACCATCGATGATTTGGATGTACGAGGGGGAACGTTAATTACCAATCGGCGGATTTCTCCACGGGTTACCGCCTGTAAATGTTCCGCAATGGCTTCCAGATGCCAACCATATTTGTATGGATTAGGGTCAATGTACTTCCAAGCGCCCTCTACAAAAGACACCATGTCCTCTTCAAGGTCCAACCGCTCCAATTCCCGCAGGGCTTCCTCCGGGTATTGCTTGATAGCGTGTTCTATGTTGGCGGCGCGAAAAGCTACTTGCTCATTCATACTCTTCTACCTCGCCCTCAATAGTGAGAGGTGGTGGGGATACTTTTTGCAAGAGAGTTTCCCTAAGAGCGGCTCGTTCTTCAAAAGATAAGCTACCAAAATCAAATACAATGCTTGGTCTGTTGTCTTTTGCTTCTTCTTTTTCCCGCCAACCCATGCGGGATTTGGCAATAAACATAGCGGCGGGCATCGCTGCGGGGGAATCTTTCATCGCTTGCTGGTAAATGTTCTCCACCACCAATGCATCCGCCAGTTCTTTTCCGCATTTTAGTTCGTGCTTGTAGGTATTTTTCAAATGTGTGGTGCTAACTCCTATGATATCCGCAATTTCCGATATGGTTTTACCTTGTTTTGCAAGCCCCATTATAGCTTTGCGCACCAATTCCGTATCGTCAATCTTGTGCTTACGGCCCGGATCGTCCTTGCCTTTGCGGTTATCGTAGGTTGTTTTTGTCATAGAAACCCCTCGCTTTTGTTCTCTATATATACTATTAGTTGACAGGACTGCAAGTGTTGAAAAGGAGATTGAAGTGGCTGACAAGTTTTGCGTGGACTGCAAGTGGGTTATTCCCGGTGATAACACTACTTACAATTGTTTAAACCCTATGAATGACAATCTTTATGATTGGTTTAATCCTTCAACGGGGGATGTGATTCGGGATATCCGCCGGTCATCCGTTACGTATGAAAAAAATACATGCGACGAATTTGCACAAAAGAAAAAATCTTCGTCATCAAAATGATTAAAATGTTGTATAAAGTAGTATCGTCAACAATCGAGGAGTTTCTTATGGGATTAGCAGTACAATCAATCACTTACGAATTTACTGTTGGGGCTTTGCCCTTTCTTACTGTCACTTCTAGTTTTTCTAACATAGGGAATGATAACATGTCTTGGAACTATCGCGTTGTATTAGAGCCAAAAGATGAAAATGACAGCCTTTTTGCAGAAGATAGCTTCTCGATCCGGGAAGTATTCTACAATGACGAAGGCGAGATTGACTTCTGGTCAGACGAAGCAGCCGCTCCTTATGGGATTACCTTTCAGGAAGTTGCTGACGACTTTGATTTGATGGCTGAGGCTTTCAAGCGTCCCGTTCTTGTCTTTAAAAAGAACGAAGATGGCGAAGATGAACTCGTTGAGGCTGAAGATGCCTTTGAATACGAGTATCCAGTAGAGGAAGAAGAAGAGGGGGAATAATCCCCCTCCCCTTAAAATACGTGGTCGCCTCTGAATACGGGGCGGCCACCCACCATCTCGCATAGTTCAGGTGGTAACATCCGCCCTTCATCATCAAAAGTAATAACGACAAAACCTTGCTGAGAGCGTGAGGGTGATCCCTCTGAGTATTCAAACTGAGGACCAAAAGGGTCCGCCAAAGTTCCAGTCTCTATCCCCCAACGCGATCCGTTCCTATCACGCATGGCGGTAACTTGTAGCTGGTGGGTATGTCCGGTGACCATATTAACCCCGGAGTGCAACGCATTATTCCAGCCCGCATGGATACCGGCCCTAAAACGATGTCGTACTTCGGTTCCGTTGATTTCAAAAGCGTAAGAAAATTCCCAATCACGGAAATGCTCCGCCAGAGACATGATGTAACCATCCATCTCACTCGCATTAGAAGCGATGTAATTGTCAACTCGCGCATCGTGGTTACCCATTGTCCATAATTTGTGCTTGGCTTTAGGTAGCATACGCAGCCACTGCTTGGCGGTTTCTATCTCAATTTCAATCTTGGGAGCCTTAGACCCCCGTATCGCGGGATGGCGGCTAATCCTAGCCCCGTCAATCACATCCCCATTCATTATAATGCCGTCTACTTTAAGAGACTTGGCAACCTTGATAAAGGCTTGGTAAATCAAAGTTGGATCACCACTCCACACATGCAAATCAGAACCAATAATCCAACGTGTACCCGGCAAGTCCTTGGTAATCATCCGGGGATATGTCCACCGGCCTTGAGTAAAATGTTCCGGAATGCCATCCGGGAAATGTTTCTTCGCTGTATCAATCCTAGCCCAGAATGTTTTTATATTAACACCTATTGATCTCGCCGCCTGTGTCGGGCTGTTCCCGTTTGCCGCTAAAACACGCAGCGTTTCAACCATCAACTCTTTACTCATGGGGGGTGTAGGCATGTTTCTCTCCTGTTAAACCCGCACACTTACTACCACTATTTGTTGGGGTTTACAACTGTTAAGATACAACGTATAGAGTTTACAACTTCCGTGGATGTATCGGAAGGCAAGTCATAAAGCCGTCAGGGGAAACTCTGGCGGTTTTTGTTTGGGTATGGGGGGGGGTTCCAAAAAAGGGGGTGGGGGGTTAGTTGTTTCAGAAATGAGAAGTAGTGGGGAATTTTGGTAGATTTTGGGAGATGGGGGGTTCCTTTTTATGGGGTAGGGGTATGATAATAGGGGGTCTACCCATACTTCGTATGGGTATTGTCAATTGTCAATTTATTGACATGTAAGATTATTGACATGCCATTACATTGACA